CTGATATAGTGTGCGCCGCAGTCTCTGCGCTGACCTGCAACCTGGTCCATTCCATGGAATCACTGACGGACAATCTGATCAGAGCCGACACGCAGAGCGGAGCGGCAACCATAGAGTGGGAAAAACTGTCTGATACAGGGAAGCTGTTGGTGGATGCGTGGTTCCTGGGACTGGCAGAAATTAACAGAGAATATAACTGTATCAATTTTGTTTGAAAGACCTGCAGAGGGTCTTTTTATTATGCAATTAAGAAAGGATGGATTAAAAAGATGAAAAAGAAACTGGTAATGGATCTCCGTCTGTTTGATGGCGGTGACGGCGGTCAGCAGGCAGATGCAGGAGGCGAAAAGGGAGGTTCAAAGTCTGGCGGAACATTTACTTATGAACAGCTTGACGAAATCGCAATGTCACGGGCTAAGACTGCGGAGGAGACAGCGGTAAGGAATTTCCTCCAGAAGCAGGGGTTGAGCGAGGAAGAGGCTAATGCGGCATTCCAGCAGTACAAAGACCAGAAGCAAAAGAACAAGCCGGATATCTCAAGCATCGAACAGGAGCGTGACAGCTACAAAGAACAGCTTGAACAGATGCAGAATGAGAAAATCTTAACCGGTAAAGGTGTAAGGGCGGAAGACCTTGACTATGTGATGTTCAAGGTCAGCAAACTGGTTGACGATAAGACCGACTTCACCAAGGCAGCGGAAAAGTTCCTTAAGGAGAATCCGCGGTATACAGGCAAGGGCGTTTACCGTGCAGTCATGTCAACTGAAACAGAAACAAACGGCGCTGGTGGAAGCATGAACGATTCCATCAATGACGCCATCAGGGCGGCAGCCAGAAGATAAAGGAGGATGAAGAAAAATGAGAAGAAAAAGAATGGATTTAAGACTATTTGACACGGCATCACTGATTGACCGGACAGGAGCAGAGACCCTTATCCCTACACAGGAAGCAAATGAGATCATACAGGGAGTGGTGACGCAGTCGGCGGTCCTCTCAAGAGGGCGCAAGCTCCCTAATATGACCTCTAGGCAGTACAAAATGCCTGTACTGGATATGCTCCCTATCTCCTATTTCGTAAACGGGGATACCGGACAGAAACAGACCACGACGATGGCGTGGGACAAGAAGTTCATTATCGCAGAAGAAATCGCGGTCATCGTCCCGATTCCGGAAGCAGTGATTGATGATGCTGCCTATGATATCTGGGGAGAAGTCAAACCCAGGATTTTGGAGGCATTTGGGAAGACCATTGATGGCACTGTCCTTTTTGGGACGGAAAAGCCTGCATCATGGAGGGAGTGCGTTGTAAAGACTGCAACGGATGCCGGTTCCGTAGTGACTTTGGCTCCAAGCGATAACCTGTATGACAAGATTATGGGTGAAGACGGAGTTATCGCCAAGGTAGAGAGTTCCGGGTATTTCGTGAACGGTCACATGGCGGATATCTCCATGAGAGCAAAACTGCGCGGTTTAAAGGACACGACAGGGCAGCCGCTTTTTAAGTCCGATATGCAGAACGGCACATCCTATTCGCTGGACGGGTCTGCAATGAACTTCCCTAACAACGGAGCCTTTGACAAATCCAAGGCGCTGATGATCTCGGGTGATTTCAGCCAGCTCGTGTATGCAATCAGGCAGGATATCACGTTCAAGCTGTTCACAGAGGGCGTGGTGCAGAATCCCGATAAGTCCATTGCCTACAATCTGATGCAGAATGACATGGTGGCGCTTAGGGCGGTGATGCGTCTGGGCTGGGAAATTCCGAACCCCATCAATTCCCTGCAGAAGGATAAGAAAAAGAGATGCCCGTTCTCTGTATTGAAGCAGGGAACCGCATCAGCGACCACACAGACAACGCCGGACAATACACCCGGACAGTCATAAGGCGGTGGTCCTATGTATGCTGACTATAAATATTATACCAAGCGGTATTTGCTGGGGAAATCCCCGGCAGTGCCGCAAGAGGACTTCCCTTACTGGGAAAAGCAGGCAGGCATTGAGATAGATGCCCGTACACTTAACAGGCTGAAAGCAGATAAAAGCCTGCTCACAGATGCTGTGAAAGACTGTACATGCGCCATTGCAGAGCTTTTATACAAGGCAGGTAAGATTGCAGAACAGAGCGTCCGGGAAGGTGCGGCAGGCGCCCTTACATCTTATTCAAATGACGGGGAGAGCGCGACCTTCGACCTGAAAGAATCTGTCTATACGGAAAGCGGTAAGAAAAAGGAGATACAGAGCCTCATATACAGGCACCTTCAAGCAACGGGGCTCCTATATGCCGGAGGGATACGCTATGAATCCTAATTATATCCATACGATCACCCTATATAACAGAATCCGGGCAGAGGATGCGGAAGATAAGAAAGAACGCTGGATAAGGACAGTCCTCACAGACTGTTTCTTCAAGTCGAATGTAAAGACCACATTCAGTGACAAGCAGGCAAACACTTCTAATACCTATGTTGCGAGAATACCGCAGGATGAAAGGTACCTTCCTTATTCGGAGTTCATCAGATCCCCGGAAGGGCATTTTACGGTATCCATGGATGATGTTGTGATAAAGGGGGAGTGCAGTGAGGATATAACAGTGAGCATGGGGAGCGCGGCAGTACAGGTCTTAAGCAGGCATAAGCCGGATGCATTCAAGGTCACTGCTTTTTCAGTCAATACATCCCATCGGATGGGGAAGCATTACAGGCTGGGAGGATGATATGCGATTAGAATTTAAGTGGGATAAGCCAGTAGCCGTCATAGCAGAGGAATCTGTTGGAGGAAATAAAGGACGGTTATTTCTGGCAAATGAAGCTAAACGTTTCATGGATCCATATGTGCCTTATGATAGCAGTTTCTTGTCATCGCAGACAGAAGCTTATGTGGAAAATGACATAGGAATCGTAGAATATGTTTCACCTTATGCACACTATCAGTGGGAAGGTGAGATATACGGACCGAATTATCCCATATTTGAGAATGGCGTGGTTGTCAGATGGTATTCTCCTCCTCATAAGACACCTACTGGCAGAGAAATTGAACACAATAAATTCAAACATCCCCTTGCAACATCCCATTGGGACAAAGCAATGATGACAACGAGAAAGGGTGATTTGACGAAGGCATATCAAAACTATTTAAGGAGTGGTATAGGATGACAAAGCATGATGCAATGAAAGATTTCTTCGAGCCTAAGGTGGCGGAGCTTGCAGGAAGCATATTGAATTTCAATTTTTCACCTGAATCACCGGACAGCTTTTCTTTCGTGACAAATTATTCTGATCAGGTAAGAAAGAAATATGTAAGGGTGGGGGCTGAAAAGGAATATGCCTTTTCCATCATCATCACCAAAGAATATTCTACCGGTGCCGATGATCTTAACCTTGAGGCTATGAACTTCGCGCAGGCATTCATGGACTGGATTAACGAACAGGACAGGTTGAAGAACTATCCGGAATTTCCAGATAGCTGTGAGATCAGGAAGATGGAAGTCTTACAGAACATGCCTAATCTGGCAGGCGTAAACGCAGCAGCAGGGCTTGCAAGGTACATGATACAGTGCAGGCTTATTTATTTTGAAAAGGAGAGCAGACAATGAAGTTAAATGAACTAATGCAGGGCTACAAGCCCGACCCGGCATATGTAGGCTGGGTGACCAATGATGATTATGTGTTTGCGATTGATACGGCACCGGACAAATCCACCGCTGTTTCGGACTATGAAGTAGTGGAAATGGGGATTACAGGTCTCGATGCGCAGCTCAATCCCGTAACGCAGGATAAACAGTATATCCGTGCAGGGCAGACTACTATGAAGACCGGCACACAGCGTTCCTTTAAAGTTGCCGGTGACAGATACATCGGTGACCCGGCGCAGGATTACTGCCTGTCACACAAAAGCAAGTATGGCACAGGCAATGGAGTCGTGACCAACTATGTGTACTTCAATATCTTAAATGGCAAAGGTGAGAAAGGGCAGGTCTCTATCGTCGTAAACAGTGACGGTTCCGGCAACGCCGGCGAATCATCTGCGATAGATATCGAATTTAAGAAAATCGGCGCAATGCCGGTAGAATATGCCTATGTGAGCACAGCGACAGGAGAAACGGATAGCGGCGCAGGCACGCCGGGACAGGAGGAAAACGATGCAGGTTAATGGAAAAGAAGTTGATTTTAAGATCAGCAGGCTGGAGGATGCTTCCAAATTTGAGTTAGCGCTCCAGCATATGCAGAAAACAGAAAAAGGTATACAGGAGAGTGCCAAAAAAGGGGAACTCTTCTCTAAAATTGCAAAAATGACAATTGATATGTTCACTGATTTCTTTTCCGAAATGGGGATGAAGGAGGTCCTTGACGGGTGTAAGGATCTGGAAGAGGCGAAAGGGGCTTATCTGGAATTTCTAAAGGAAATCTCCAACCAGAAAAAGAGCGTCCTCACATTTACCCTTGATGATATCAAATGATAGAGTCCATCATATTTGATAAACTGCCGGACAGGGTGCTGATTCACGGCGTGGAATATAGGATCAATTATGGGTATCGCGCCATTATGGCAATCGAAATAGAGATGTTCAGCGACAACAATGACGAACAGAAGCTCCTGAATGCGCTGAACATTTTCTACTTCCAAGATATCCCGTCAGACTGGGACGAAGCGATCAGATATATGCTGTGGTTCCACAGATGCGGAAAGGAAGAAAAACAGGGTAACGGTGGCAGCCATGCAAAAGCAAAGAGAGGGTATTGCTTTAAGCAGGATGCGCCGCTTATCTATGCCGCATTCCTGCAGCAGTTCCATATCGATCTAAGGAGGACGCCTAATAATGATCTGCACTGGTGGGAATTTTCGGCGCTGTTTGAATGCCTGGATGAAAACGTGAAGATGGCAAGGGTGATGTACTGGCG